ATCCCGTGGCTGGCTCTTCTCCTATAATGATACCTCAAAATGCTAATCTTGATTTTGGTTCTTTAACTCCAATTAATCCTGATGTTGTTTTTTTAAATTCAACATCCAGCTCAGTTATTTATTTTAATGGTAGCCCAAATACACTAAATATTTCTGCTGGTTCACAAGCAAGTTATTTAACTGGTTCTATTCCATTGTGTGGTATTCAAACAATGGATTTAAGTAATCAAGATACTCAAATAGATATTACAACGTTTCAATCTGGACTTGGGACAGATTCTAACACAGTAAGATATTCTCGCTCGTATTCAATTTCTGGCATTTCATTGTCTGGGGATGAGGCACTTGAAAAAATAGTTAAACCAGCTGCTGGACTAAAATCTATATCTAATGGGAAAGAAGTGTATGCAATAGCTACTTTTCCTGATGGAGAAAGAATAGAAGGAGTTGCTGTAATAAACAATTTGAATTTACCTACCAATCAAAATGAAGTTAAGAAATATTCATTTACTTTAACTTTTCTTGGTAAAAATTTTAATTGGGATTCTCCTATAATTTAATAAAGCTAAAGTTGGATATATCTGGCAAGTATAAAGTAAGAAAAGGATTAAAAGTCTTATGCCATTAGCCACAGCATCTGTTATTTTACAAAATTACACACTTGATTTGATGCTTTTAGGGACTAGTGCGTCTGGAGCGTCTAATAGATTTGTGGCTAAAGATATTTTAACAGTTCAGAGCAACGCAGCTATTTACGATAAAGATATTGTATTAAGAACTAGTTCAACTAGTGGAACGTATTTAAGAGCTGGGCTTGGAATTAGTTTTGACGAATCTGGCTATAAAAATCAAGTAGTAATCGCACAAGATGTTACAATTGCCAGTAATGTAAATACTAACGTCAAAGTAGAGCCGTTATTAAAACCATTATCTAGTGGAGTAACCGGTACTGTCTTGGCTCCCATTAGATTACAATTAACTTCAGTTGACACTACCAATAATATTGATAGCTGGTATTTTATAGATTTAATGCCAAAAATTCAAGGAAACAGTCCTTTTACTCAGGCAAAAATAAAAACTACTAATTTACCTGCTGATTCTCCTTCTGTAATGGTAAAAGAATCAAAACTTGCTTTTGGTAATACTGTTTTAACAATTGCAAATACTGATGTTATAAAAACTCCAATAAATTTATTTAATACGTTTGTTCGAGTTCATATAGCGTCGGTAGATTCTACTAATTTTGTTGATAGCTGGCGTTATATAGATTTTATGCCAACTATACAGGGAGAAAGTCCATTTACTCAATCAAAGTTAAGAGTTAGTAATTTAGACCGCAACACACAATCAGTAGTAGCTCCATATTCAAGTCTTGTTTTTGAAAATATTAATGTAAGTTTAACGGTATCTCCTGAAATATTTATTAGCTTTCTTGATACAATTAATGATGGTAATAGCTTATTTACTCAAGCTGTTATAGAGATGAGAAAACTACCTTTTGATTACAGCTCAATAACAGTACCTGATTCAACTTTTGTTTTTAATAATGTTCCATTAGCCACAGAAGTCAGTATTAGACCGCAAATTACTTGGGTTGACGAAGGCGTTGATGTTTACATACATTCAATTAACACAAATAATAATATCGATACTTGGCGTTACATAGATTTTATCTCAAATATTGATAATGGAATTAGTCCATTTACTCAAGTAAATTTAGGAGTTAATAGATTACCATCTAACGCTCCATTTGTACAAATTCCGGATTCGGTACTTATTTTTAATGGAATTAGTACAAGTAAAAGCGTGCCTCCTGAGTTGTATGTTAGCTCTGTTGATACAAATAACAATGGAAATATTCTATATACCAAAGTTGTTGTAAAAACAAGAAAGATACCTTTTGATTTTTCATCAATAACAATACCTGATTCAGCATTTACTTTTGGAAATGTTCAGCCAACTGCAAACGTTAATGCTGAAGCACGATTATCTTGGGTTGATGAAGGCGTTGATGTTTATATAGATTCAATTAATACAAGCAATATTAATACTTGGCGTTATATAGACTTTGTCTCAGATATTGACAATGGAACTAGCCCATTTACCCAGGCAAGCATAAAAGTTAGTAGATTGCCATCTAACGCTCCATTTGTGCAAATTCCGGATTCAGTACTTACTTTTGATGGAATTAGCACAAGTAAAAGTGTACCTCCTGAGTTGTATGTTAGTTTTGTTGGTACAAATAATTTTATTGATACTTGGCGATTTATTGATTCAATGCCAACAATTCAAGGTAGTAGTCCATTTACACAAGTTATTTTAAAGACAAGAAAAATACCTTTTGATACTTCTTCAATAGCTATACCTGATTCAGCTTTTACTTTTGCAGGTATTCAGCCAAGTACAGATGTGTCTAGCATTAAAAACATTTTTTTATCTGGTGGTGATACTGCAACAGTTTATTATGCTGGTAGCCCAGATACTTCATTAATTTCTGTTGGATTGTTCAATACATTTACAGCTTTTGTCCCTACTTCTCCTGGGTACAATGGAGTTATAATTAACCAAAATTCTGCATCAATAGTTTATTTTGATGGCGCTCCCAATCAAGTATCTGTTGCTGTTGGATCATTGTTTTCTTACGTTACCAATTTTATTGATACATGGCGTTTCATTGATTTAATGCCAACAGTTGAATCAATTAGTCCGTTTACACAAGCTAAAATAACAGTTACAGAAACGCCAGTAGAATACAATTTCGTAACAATACTTCAGTCTAGTCTTGTTTTTAATAATATTAGTGCAATTGAATCTAGCGTTGTAGTCAATAGAAACTCAGAAGCAATAATTTATTTTAATGGTAATCCACGTACCTTGCCTATTTCTATTGGATTGTCGTCTAATCCTTTTCCAGTATCAGTGCCTTCGTTAAATGACGTTAGAAATACTCTATTATCTGGTAACGATACTGCAACAATTTATTTTAATGGCATTCCAGGTACATTGCCTATTTCAGTAGGTTTATTTAACACATTTACAGCTTTTGTCCCTACTTCTCCTGGGTACAATGGAGTTATAGTTAACCAAAATTCTACATCAATAGCTTATTTTGATGGCGCTCCTGGCACGGTACCTATTTCAGTAGGTCTCTTTAATTCTTACGTTACCAACTTTATTGATACATGGCGTTTCATTGATTCAATGCCAACAGTTGAATCAATTAGTCCGTTTACGCAATCTAAAATAAAAGTTACAAAAACGCCAGTAGAATATGCCTCAGTGACTGTACCTCAATCTAGTCTTACTTTTAATGGGCTTACTGCACTCGAAAGTAGTGCTATAGTTAACAGAAACTCAGAAGCAATAATTTATTTTAATGGCAGCCCACGGACTTTACCGATTTCTGCTGGGTTAACATCTAGTTCTTTCCGTGTAACTGTTCCTCCATTGTCTGAAATTAAAAATACTGTTCTATCTGGCAATAATATAAAGAGAACAGTTTACTTTGATGGACTCCCAGGTACGTTGCCTATATCTACTGGATTGTTTAACACATTCACTGCTTTTGTTCCTCCAACACCTGGATATAATGGAGTTTTCATTGCTAGAAATTCCAGGACTACAGTTTACTTTGATGGTGAGCCAAATACATTGCCTATTTCTACAGAATCATCTAATACTTATGTAACAGGAATTTTCCCTTTTTCTGCTGCACAAGAAATGGATTTAGATGAACAGGAAATACAGTTTTATGGAACAGATCCTGGTATTACTGAAATTTATTTTAACGGCAGTCCAAATACATTGCCTATTTCAGCTGGATCCCAGACAAACTATTTAACTGGTCCTATTCCTCTTTGTGGTATTCAGGCAATGGATTTAAGTAATCAAGATACTCAAATAGATACAACAACATTTCAATCTGGTGTTAAAACAGATGCTAGTGTTGTACGTTCTGCACGGTCTTATAATGTATCTGGGATTGCTTTAGTTGGGGATGAAGCATTGGAGAAAATAGTCAAAAAAGCAAATGGGCTAACTCCAACTTCATTTGAATTTGTAGGAGATGAAGTGTATGCTGTAGCCACATTTCCAGATGGAGAAAAGATAGAAGGCGCTGCTTTGATAACCAATCTAAGTCTACCTGGCAACCAAAACGAAGTTAAAAAGTATTCTTTTACTTTAACTTTTCTTGGTAAAAAAATGTCTCAAATTTTACTTTAACAAATAAGGAGAAATTATGCCTTTAGCTACCGCTCCAGTTATTTTACAAGATTATTCTTTAGAAGTAATGCTATTGCCTTTGGTTACAAGTGGGTTTGCTGCTGGAACTTCTGATAGAAACATTAGTTCGTTAAGACGTGTTCTTACTTGTACTACTCAAGTTGCACCTCCTACCAGCGGTGGTGTAGCTACACTTGCATTGACCACTGATGAAGGTAGTAGTTCTTCTCCAACAATCATTAAGGAAGGCACTGGATTATCGTTTATAGAACCACTTGCGCAAAATGCCCCAGCTGGAACTGTTAGAACTAGAATTCAAGTAATGGCTGCTGAAGATAAAAGTATTGCGCATGGCGCTAGTGCTACTGATTTGAAAGTAATTGGACTAGACAGAACTATTGCTGCAAATAGCACGGCTGCATTAATTGAGGGTTTACTCCCATTAAGCGGTATTCAAACACTAGATTTGAGTAATCAAGAAACTCAAGTTGATACCACTTCTTTCCAATCTGGATCCGGAACAGAAATGGCAATGATTCGCGTGGCTCGTGCCTATTCCGTGTCTGGTATTGCATTGGCTGGAGATGAGGCGCTCGAAAGAGTAGTTAAACCAGTTGCTGGATTTCAGGGAGAATTTTTTGGTAGAGAAATTTATGCTGTAGCTACATTCCCAGACGGTGAAAGATTGGCAGGTGCTGCTAAAGTAACTGCGTTTAACTTTCCAGCCAACCAAAACGAAGTTAAAAAGTACAGTTTTACGCTAACATTTATGGGTAAATCCTTTGAATGGAATCCTCCATATTCTATTAGCTAAATATGTCTTTTTCCCAACCACTTTGCAACAGCTCTCTTGACGTAATGCTGCTTCCCAGCAACAGTGCGGGAAGCACTATTACTGACGTTACGAAGGTGACAGCTTTAATTGCTCAAACTGCTAACATTGGGTCTTCTCAAATCTATTTGCAAGTCGTCGGTGGATCTTACTTTGTTCCCGCCGGCATTGCTTTGTCTTTTGCGGGAACTTCTGTTAGTGGCGTAGCGTCTAGGCGAAGACAAGTTGTAATATCTCAAGATGTTGTGTTAACAACAAGTCCACTATTAGTTCCGGTAGAGCCTTTACAATATCCGGTACTGCAAACTGATAGCGCAGTCGTTGTACCTGGATTACTCCCAATTAATGGTATTACGACTTTAGATATTTCAGCTCAAGAAACTTCTGTTGACACAACTAATGCTTCATCTCGTAAAGGAGTGAATAGCGTTTTCATACGCAGGGCGATCAGCTGCAATGTTAGCGGCATTGCGTTGGCTGGAGACAAGGCGTTGGAGACAGTAATTAAGCCAGCTGGAATATTCTCTAATAGTTTGTATGGTAGAGATATTTATGCTGTAATTACTTTACCTAATGGAGAGAGAATTGTTGGAGTGGCTAAAGTTGGTGGCATATCTTTCCCAGCTAATCAAAACGAAGTTATGAAATATTCGTTTAACTTAATATTCCAAGGAGATTTACTTGAGTGGACTTCTGCTTTTAGTTTTTGAGTTATTATTTTAAAAATAACCTTAATGGTTTATTGACCACCACCACATCAAGTAACAATGAAGATTTTAACAGACAGTACTCAGCTCCTTGCCGTATTAATTAATTGCACCAGAGAAGGAAAATCCTTGTATTGTGGTGCTGCTATTTTTAAAGGGGGATTATCAGGAACTATTAATGTTTCTGATAAATTTAGTTCGTATACAATTAAAGTTCCAGAATCAGTTGCTAAAACTGCTACTAAAGAATGTTATATTGATGAGTATGATTCTTTAGAATTTGAGATTGTGTAAAATGCTTGGATTTATCACTGGCAATCCTAAAACTAATTTTATAAAAGTAGGAGATGTGCTTTTCTTTCCCAAGAAAGACGGTATTACTGTTGGGGAAAGAAGACAACTAGCCGAAACAGAACAAAGTAGGCAGCATGCTTCTTTGAAGATTCGTCGATTAGTTGGAAAAATTGCGCAACAAAAAGGGATTTCACTAGAAGAAGCTACAAAACTTTTAACTGGTGGTATGACCGAACAAGATGGTGTTGAGGTCATTGACAACACTGAAGTTGTATTAGAATATGCTGATGATTTAGCTGATATCAATGCTTATACATCTAGCATGGAACTTAACCTAAAATCTGTTGTAGCAACAATGCTTATTAAAGAGCGTGTTGCACATATTATTAGTGTTGTTGTAGATGCTAATAAAGATGACAAAAAGTTGGTAATTGAGCCTTTGCCAGCAGATTTTTTACTAGAAAAAGGCACTAAAATTAGATTTGGGGAGAGTTACGAAAATTCATTCATTGTAACAGTAGAAGATAATTATAGCGAAAATGCAGAACAAATTAGAGTTTCTGCATTACCTAAAAATATTACTGCTGGAACAGTTGGATTTTTACATAGAGGAAAAATTCCTTTACTTGGTTATCCTAGTTGGAATTTAGAAAAGACCTATTCTTTAGATGAGACTTTGGTAGATGAAATTTACGATTTTTATCTTAATGAGTCTAGCAGATGGAAAAAAATAGAAGAAACTGAAACGCAGGGGGAGGATCAACTGGAGAGTCGGAAATTCCCAGAATTGACTGGGAAGGACTCTACTGGAGAATTCAGTCTTACAGAATAGCTGATCCCAGATTTACTAGCTGGGAATCATATTTAGAGCAACTTGATTACGTAGTTTTTAATTGCATTAATCAAATGGAGAAGCTACGCCAACAAGAACTAAATATGCAAGCTAGAGTTCATGCTATTGGCTGGGCAGGACTATTTAATGGATTTAAAGGTAAAGACGATCCATCTATTAAATACACTGATTTACTGCCATTCCCAGACAGAAGCAAATCTGAAGGAAATGGCGTATTAAGTCCAAAAACTAAAACTATTATTGAGGACGCTATTAAAAAACGGGAATTGCCAATACAAACATTAACTTCTTTGGCAATGCTTCTGGAAAAATAATTAAAAGGCATGTAGTAATCTATATGCCTTTTATAGCGTCTTTAGCAGCTTTTAGTATTGTTTTTATAGTTTGATATGTTTGAATAAATAATGTTTTTAAGCTAGAAGTAAATATTTGTAAACACTGAAAGATTAACACAACAGTCATTATAAGTATGGTTTGTTTGTTCAAATCATCTTCTAGCGAACAAAGCTCAAATGTGGCTTTGTATGAACTATTAGTAGATTTAAACATTACTAAGTTTACATTTTTAACTTTATTTTTAATATAAGACAAAACTGCATCTTGATTTTCTTCTATCTTCTGGCATATATCATCTTCACAACTTATGAAAATGTCAGTATGCCCATTGCGCTCTAAACAAGATATAGAACAGTTATTTAAAATATCAAGAACAATTTGGCTCATTCTAATAATTGATGTCTACATCTGTATTTTGTCACTCTATCCCAGTAACTTCCACCATAGACAAATAATTCACTAACTCTATCTCCTCCTAAGTTATGCAGTCCTGTTTTTTTTGCAGTATCTATAATTATTGCTACATGATGTGGTTGTACACCACTAAGAGTCATAACAATAACGTCATTGTTTTTTAAAAGTTCATCATCCTCTAATTTTCTAAAATTTGCTTTGGAAAAATTTTCGTCCAATAAATTCCATGATGCATTAGTTGTTTCTTCAAGTGAAAATCCTCTTGGAAAGTCTGGTAATGTTATATCTAGCATTCCTTTATAGTAGGCTCTAAGTAAACTAAAACAATCAGAACGGTTGTAAACAAACGGCCATTTTAGATAATAATCTATTTCCTTAAGAGAATAAATATTAAAATTGTCAAAGCAAGGAAATGGATTAATTATGTTGTTTGGATCAAACAAATCCCAGCAATCAAACTCACTGTGATATAAGCAATACGCCAACTTATTAGACTTAGCATTACAAATGTCAGGAGGGCTTAAATATCCAGGCTGACTATCGTTCCAATGCGTGTGATAAACCATTTGAATCTTTCCATGAGATTCTATTAATCCATCAATTTCATCTGGATTAATTACAAACGCCTCATTTTTGTTCTCAGCAATGTTAGAACATTTGTATGGCTTGTCATTGATTACAACACCACAAACTTCTTGTTTTGGAAACTGCTTAGAATGTTTAATAATATGTTCTTTAATATGTTGTGATAATAGCATTACATTACAATACCTAAGTTACTAGGAATATTAGATCTGACTTGACTAGCAGTGATTTTATTACTTATAACATATTGGTTTTCTCCAATTAAAGATAAAACCCATTCTCCGCAAACACATTCTTTAAGATTTTGTCCTGTAGGACTCCAAAGAAACGACTTGTCAGCATATTGTCGTAACACGTTCAAAATATCGTTTACTTCGGATTCTGAGTAGACTGGGCTGCGAACATCCCATTCTACAATAGGAAATATTCCCTGAGTTAAAACTTGACTATAATTATCTCCTAGTCTAGTTTTAGCTGTAGGAATAAGAGTCTTTTGGCTTGTTTGCCAAGTAGGAGTAAGATAAAGAATTGGTAACGTCATGATGCTATAAAATAACCAATTGTGTAATTAAAAGTGGATGCAGCAGAAGATACAATATTTAGTGCTGTGTTTGGAGATAAGCGTATTTCTCTGTTTTGCGCTAAATTAGCCTCTCCTTCCATTCCTTGGGAAGACAAGAAAAATCTAGCAACATTATCAGCACCATTTCTAATTGTAACTGTTTGTGCAGCAGTTCCTTCTAATTGTACTCTAATATATGATACATAAATTCTATTACCAGTTGGGACAGGAGCGCCAACAACAGTAGTTGTGGTAGCAGTAGTGATAGTATTTGTGATGAACACCATAGTTCTATCACTAATCGACTGCTGAGTAAGTGTAATTAATATTTTCAACAATCCAATCAAACTTGTTGTGTTTGCATTGTAGTCAATGCTTGCCCAGCTATCTATAAACGATATACTATCAATATTTATAATTGGAGCATCTGAAATAGCACCAATAGACACAATATTATTAGCTTCTGTAAGAAGTCTTTTGGTTAAAGAGATTAAACTAGCAGTACCCGTGTCAGTGGCTGCCGAACTATCTGTCGTCGTACCAATAGATGTAATTACTCCTTTTAAAAGTGCAACTAAACTGGCTGTTCCTGTAGTGGCTGCTGTATCTGTTGTTGTTCCAATAGACGCAATATTATCTGTTTCTTGTAATAGTTTTTTGATTAAAGATATTAAAGTAGCAGTACCTGTGTCTGTTGTTGCTGCCGCATCTGTTGTTGTTCCTAAAACTGCACTAACATTACCAATTTGCTGGTTAATAGCAGTAACTGTGTTATCTCCATCGGTGCTTAATAGCCTTTTAAGTAATGATATTAAGCTGGTATTTTGAGTGTCTGTAGTAGCTGCACTATCTGATGTGGTGCCAATTGAACTAATTAGTCCTTTCAATAATGAAACAACACTAGCGTTGCCAGAAGTGACTGCTGCATCAGATGTTGCTCCAATAGAAGCAACATTGTCTGTTTCTACTAACAACCGTTTTAATAAAGCTATAACAGTAAAAGTACCTGTATCTGTTGTTGCTACTGCATCTGTTGTTGTTCCTAATGATGCAGTAACATTGTTTATTTGTTGATTGATAGCAGTAACTGTGTTATCTCCATCGGTACTTAACAATCTTTTAAGTAGTGATATCAAACTAGTGTTTTGAGTGTCTGTCGTAGCTGCCGTATCAGAGGTAGATCCAATAGAGGCATTTAAGCCTTTAATTAAAGACACTAAACTAGCAGAACCACTATTTGCCGCTGCATCTGAAGTTGTCCCAATAGAAGCAATGTTGTCAGTTTCTTGTAGTAATCTTTTGAATAAAGCAATTAAGCTAAACGTCCCGCTATCCGTTGTTGCCGCTGCATCTGCTCTAGTTCCAAGTAAAGTGTATATATCACTTAATTGTTGATTAGTGCCTGCCACACCGTCTGTTTCAAGTAGTCGTTTAATTAAAGATATTAAACTTGCATTGGCAGTGTCTGAAGTGGCCGAATTGTCAGTAATAGACCCTATTGCATTATTTAATCCTTTAATTAAAGCTACTAAACTAGC